ATCTGCTTTTACTAATTCAGATCGGGCAATAGAGGCGAATGTAGCCGCGCCCGTCGTAATCGACGCCTACATGGACGAGGCGACGTATAACCCGCCGCGCCTGGTAACGCCGATGCAGGATGATGTGGCCGGCAGCTACGGCGAGGAGTGCATGGCGTGGCTCGAGGCCGAGCTGGAGATCGAGCTGCGCCCGTGGCAGGCCGAGGTATGCACCAGGGCGCTCGAGTACCGCAAGGACGGCAGCCTCCGCTGGCCGTCGGTGGTTCTGACAGTCCCCAGGCAGTGTGGGAAGTCCGTGCTGGCCCGCGCGATGATGCTGTGGAGGCTCATCTGCGGCGAGCAATACTTCGGTGAGCCCCAAACGGTGATCTCAACCGCCCAAGACCTGAAGGTGGCCCGCCACATCTGGAAGGTGGCCGCCGACACCCTGCTGAGAAGGGCCGGGGATCAGATCCGGGTGATGCGAGGCGCAGGGCAGGAGCGCATCGAGTACGGCAACTTCGGCAACGAATGGCTCCTGGTTGCTCCTACCGCCACGGCCGCCAACGGGTTGTCAGTGTCGATGGCCATGATCGATGAGGCGTTCGCCGTCAACGCCGAGGTGGTGACCTCATCCATCCGGCCCACCATGCTCGCCCGTCGCAGCCCGCAGCTGTTCATGCTGTCCACCGCCGGCCATACCTCGAGCCGCCTGCTCCAGGACTACCGCGAGCAGGCAATCAACCAGATGGAGGATGACCCCAAGATTCTGCTGCTGGAGTGGTCAGCGCCGTCTGGCTCAGACATCCGCGACCCCCAGGTGTGGAAGGACGCAAGCCCGATGTGGGATGGCGACCGCGCGTCGTTCATCGCTGAGGAGTCGCGCACCGCACGTTCCGAGGCGATTTTCAGCCAGGAATACCTCAACATCTGGAGCCGCAACCTCAACGCATGGGTGGCGAGCTCCGCATGGGAGGCCTGCGAATCCGACGCGCAGCTGCCACCACGCACCGACAACCCCGGCACCATCGCCATCGAGGTTGGCAAGGATGGCGACACCTACGGCGCGCTGCACGCGGTCCTCGGATCAGATGGCTACCTGTATGTGCGCGGCCATGTGACCGGAACCCTCGCCGCGATGCGCGACTGGCTGGGCACCTTCTGCAAGGACCGCCAGGGCGTGACAGTGATCCACCACAAGACCGTGGCGCTCGGCAAGATTCCCCACGCACACATGCAGGAGAAGAAGGCCGAGGACGACTACCAGGGCTACTACCCGCTGAAGGTCGCCATCGAGGAAGGCAGGCTGCGCCATCCGGGTAATGAGCAGCTGACCGAGCAGGTGCTATCCGCCGGAACGTGGCAGGCAGGGCATGACGGTTACGTGAAGCTCTCGGCCCACGCCTCACCAATCGAGATTCCGCTGGCGCGCGGGCTGGTGTGGGCCGCAGGCCGCGAGCTCGACCCGGCACGCACCCGAAAGGCGCTTATCGCCGCCGCCTGAGGTGCCCCCCCGTTTCGTGGGAAGGTCACCCCATGGACTGGCGCACCCTGCTGAAGGCAGCAGCCTCCCCGAGCGTTACCGGCTCGGCCGCCCCTGCAACTGTCAAGCCGAACTCCGTGCAGTCGGCATTGGCGACCCTGGATGTTGCATGGGCGGGGGGTGCGTCAGTCTCGCGGGCTCAGGCCATGAGCATTCCGGCATTCGCCGCCTGCCGGAACCTCATCGCGGGCACCGTCGCGCAGATGTCGATGCAGCGCTCGCGAGGGTCGGAGATTCTGACCCCGGGCCACCTGATCACCCAGCCCGACCCTGACACCACCCTTGGGGAGATGCTGGAGTGGACGATTGACGATCTGCTGCTGTACGGCTCGGCCGCGTGGCTGGTAATCGCCCGCGACGGCATCGCCACGAGTGAACTGCCCCAGGGCTATCCCGTCCGCGCCCGCCGCCTGCCGCCCGGCAGCTGGTCCCCGGTCTATTCCGACAAGATCAGCGACTACAACCGCCTGACCGGCATCGAAGTAGGCGGGCAGGAGATCGAGCCCTACCACTGCATCGTGTTCTGGGCCGGGCATGAGGGAATCCTGAAGTACGGCGCAAAGGCCCTGAGCGCCGCGCTTAGCCTGGAAGACGCCGCCGGGCGCATCATCGCCGCCGACCTTCCCGCCGGCATCCTGAAGAACGAAGCCGCCGAGCTCGGGCCCGATGAGGCGCAGGAGCTTGTGCAGTCGTTCGTGCAGGCGCGCAAGACCAACGCAATCGCCTTCCTCCAGGGCATCTCCTACGAGACGCCGAACGTCCGCACCGCCGTTGACCTCCAGATGGCCGAGGCCCGGGGCATCGCGGCCACCGAGATCGCCCGGCTGTTCAACGTGCCGGTGCAGATGATCGGCGCGGCCCCGACGGGCAACGGCTCATCGCTCACCTATTCGTCGGTGCTCCAGAGCTGGAGCGCCTTCGTGAAGCAGGCCGTGGGGCCGGTGATCGTGGCGCTGGAGCAGGGGCTCACCCGCCCCACGGTCACCCCCCGCGGTCAGCAGATCACCTTCGGGGTGGAGGCGTTCCTGCGCTCGGACCCGCAGGCCGCCGTGGACTACACCACGCAGCTGGTCGCCAACGGAATCATCACCCCCGATGAGGCCCGGTCGTTCCTCGGAATCCCGACCGCCGGCCAGACCATCAAGGACACCACCCCAGGAGTCGTCTAGTGCTTCGCTTCGACATCGACGTTGCGGCATCCGACAAGGAGAGCCGCACCATCACCGGCATCGCCGTGCCGTTCGGCAAGACCGCCGAGCTCGGGGGCGTTGCCTACTCATTCCAGCCCGGATCGCTGGCCAAGGGCCGCGCGATCACGCCGCTGCTGCTCGACCACGACACCACCCGCCCGGTGGGAGTGCTGGCCGACCTGTCAGACGGCGAGGACGGGGCCATCGCCACCTTCCGTGTGGACAACACCGCAGATGGCGATGCGGCGCTTGCCACCGCTGCCTCGGGCTCCCGTGGGGGCCTGTCCGTGGGCGTGAACGTCGTGGCCGCTGAGGACGCCGAGGGCGTCCAGGTGGTCAGCCGCGCCTCACTCATGGAGATCAGCCTTTGCGCGATCCCCGCATTCGCCGATGCCCAGGTGACCACCGTGACCGCATCGGAGACAACCACCGACACGACCGAGGAGGTCGAAGTGTCTGAGCAGCAGACGGCCCCCGAGGCCGAGATCACCCAGGAGCAGCCGCAGGTGGCCGCTTCCATCCCCGCACCCAAGGTGCGGCTGTCGCTGGGCGAGTTCGTGGGCTCCACCGTGAGCGCGATGCGCGGCGACCGCAAGGCCGCCGACGTGCTGGCCGCGCTGGAGGAGGACTTCACCACCGACGTGCCGGGAATCATCCCGACCGTCTTCGAGAACCAGATTCTCAACCGCACCACCGCAGCAACCACGCTGTACGACCTGTTCCGCAAGGAGCAGCTGCCGAGCTCGGGCAAGGAGATCACCTGGCCGCGCATGGACCCGTTCGTGGCCGAGGGCTGGCGCGCATGGGACGCCGGCGCCCCGTCGGAGAAGATCACCATCGGCACGAAGACCGTGCAGATCAGCCCGTGGTCGCTCGCGCTGGCAATCCACCAGGACGTTGAGAACCGTTCGGCGGTGGGCTCCTTCGTGGAGATCGCCTACTCCGAGATGGCAGACCAGTACCTGAGCACCCGCGAGGCGCAGATCGCCGCGCTGCTCGACTCGGCCAAGGTCGCCACCGCCACCAGCTGGGGCGACGCCGTGGAGCAGGTGTGGGTCAACGGCCAGCCGTACAACATCGTGCCGAACGCGATCGCCTGCACCCCGGCCTTCCATCAGTACCTGCTCGAGGCCGAGGGCTTCATGAAGTATTCCGACGGCAACGCCTCGGGTCTGCCCTACGCGGGCTCGATCGGCGGGCTGAAGGTGTACGTCTCGCCGCTGCTGACCAGCAACTACGTCGTGAGCACCGGCGCGATCACCTACATGCAGTCGGAGTCCTTCCGCCTGAGCGCCGCGAACGTCTCGGCTCTGGAGTACGAGATCGCCATGACCCGCTACACGGCGGTGACCGCGAACTACAACCCCCAGACCACCGACGGCAACGGCGCCAACCCCGGCGACGCTGGCTACGTCCCGAGCTACGACGACGCCCTGAGCGTCGCCATCGTGGAGTTCCCCACGCCGTAGCCCACAAGTTGCCCCCGGGGTCCGACCCTTGCCCCGGGGGCAGCTGACCACTGGAAGGAGGGGTACATGCCCGGATGGCTCACATCAGCGCAGGTTGCAGCCCAGCTGCACCACACCCCTCGCCAGCCCGACCTCGACAACGCCTGCGCGGCCATCGTGGCCGAGATCGAGCGCCTGCGGTCGGACATCGATTATGCGGCGACCCCGCCGGCCCCCACGGGCCGCTATGCGAACGTCCACCAGGGCGCGCTGATGTGGGTCGTCCTGATCTACAACCGCAGGAACAGCCCGAACGGCTACCCCAACTTTGGTGAGCCGGGCGGCGATCTGTACGGCGCGATCGATGCCACCAGCTGGATGGACATCAGCCGCCTGTGCGGCCTGCGCCGGCCGGTGACCGCATGAGATCCGCCGCCATCCGGGCGCATGTGCATGACCAGATCACCCAGGCGGGCGTGCCGGTGTCCTTGGACCCCAGCACGTTCTTTCCTGACCCCATCGGCGCGCTGATCGGACCGATCACGCGCATGGAGGCGCGGACCCTCGACGCCTTCACCGTCGTGGTGCCGGTGCATGTAGTGAGCACCGCGCAGCTCGATGATGAGCTTGCCAACGCCCTGTTCGACGCCGCCCGCAACTGCGCGGTGGCACTCGGCGCTGGGGAGTTCACGCTGGACGGCTGGCAGACCTCGGCCAACACCGCCGACCTGCCGGCCTATCTCATCGAAGCCATCATTTCGTGGAAGGACTGACAAGTGCCCAAGATTGACGACCGCCTCGGTCCCGGGACGCTCACCTTGGGCGCCACCCCGGATGACTTCTCCTGCCAGGTGGCAGCGCTCGCGCTGGTGCCCTCAGCAGAGGAAGGCGAAGCAACCGCGACCCTGTGCGACCCCACCCCGGTCGCGCCCATCACCACCACCTGGACCCTCGACGGAACCGTGCTCCAGGACTTCTCCGACCCGTCGGGCTTTCAGAAGTGGGCTTTCGACAACGAGAACACCGAGCAGCCGTTCGTGTTCATCCCCAACACCGACCTCGGCCCGCCGACGTTCACCGGAACCGTGCTGGTCGAGGCCGTGCAGATCGGCGGCGAAGTCGCAGAGCAGGTGACCGTGGACTTCTCCTGGCAGGTGAAGGGCAAGCCCGACTGGGCGACCACCCGCGCCGCCAAGGCCACCGCGAAGGTGGAGGACTGACCTATGGCCAGCGTAAGGGTCACGATGCGCGACGGCTCTGTGTTCGAGGTGGGCGAGCTCTCACTTTGGGCACAGGGCCAGGCGCAGCGGTGGGCGCTGAAGCAGGGGCTGGGCACCGACCCGGCCGTTGTGGGCCAGCTGCTCGACTTCACCATGTACGGCATCTACTGCGACATCCACCGCGACGACTTCCCGCCTGATGTCACCTACGACGAATGGGCGCGTGAGGTTGCCGACTTCGACATCGACCAGGAGCAGCCGGAGCCGCGCCCTACCGTGGCGGCCTCGGCCGAACCATCGCCGTGATCGCCGTCGAGACAGGCATTGCCCCCAGCATTCTGTGGGAGCAGTCGTGGGAAGACCTCCTGACCATGATCGACGTGCTGGAGGAGCGCGCGCGTGGCTAAGCGCGGCCACATCGTCGGCGTGGAGCTGGAGAACTTCGACGACTTCGCCAAGATGATCAAGCGCCTGCCGAAGGACTTGCAGGCAGATCAGCGCAAGGGCGCCCAGGAGGACGGCCAGCGCATCCTCATCCCGGCCGTCAAGAGCCACGCGCGCATGTCGGGCATCCCACAGGCCCCGCGCATCGCAGACGCCGCCAAGGCCCGCAGGGACCGCCTCGGTGCCAAGGTGGAGATCAAGGGCGGCCGCAAGGTGTTCTCAGGCGGCGCGACTGTCTCGGACATCGTGATGGGAGCAGACCACGGCGGCCGGAACTTCACCCGCCCGCCGTCAAGCAGCTATTGGGCCGAGCCCGCGCGCGACTTCGCCGCGCCGAAGATCATCAGCCGCCAGACCAAGCGGCTGTACCAGCTGGTCAAAAAGACGGGGTGGAGCTGATGGGCAACTCCATTGTCCTGAAGGTCGTCTCCGACACAAAGGGCGCGGTCGCCGGGCTGAAGCAGCTCAACCGCGCCGTCGGCGGCCAGATGTCGAAGACCGACAAGGTGCTGTCGGGCATCCGCAAGGCCGCCATCCCAGCGACCGCCGCGCTGGCAGGCCTTGGGGTGGGAGCCAAGAAGGCCGTGGACGCTGCGGCCGACATGAACGAAGCCCTCAGCAAGAACGAGGTGCTGTTCACCACCCAGGCCAAGGATGTGGCCGAGTGGTCGAAGGGCATGGCAAAGGGCTTTGGCATCAGCCGCAAGGCCGCGCTGGACGCCGCCGGCACCTTCGCCACCTTCGGAAAGAGCGCGGGCCTGCAAGGCAAGAACCTGTCCGCGTTCTCCACCGACCTCACCGAGCTGGCATCTGACCTTGCATCGTTCAACAACACTTCCCCCGAGGAGGCCATCGAGGCGCTGGGGTCCGCCCTGCGCGGCGAGGCCGAG